ATAACACAACCACTGTAAATGGCAAGCCTATAAAGAATAGACCTATCATTAATGCATCAACTTTCTTGTTACATAGTCCATCATCTTATACTTCTTTGCTAAGTCTATCATTTTGTGATACCACATAGCTTTCATATCATTATCTTTTGCATTGGCACATGCCTTGGCAAGAGAATTAAGTCTTCTCACCTCAATAGGTATGTGTACTTCTATGTCTTTCATAGTCATCATTATATCACTTTTTGTTATCTTTGGCAACCTCCAAATAACGCTTATTTGGCTTGCCTTTTTGAGTTGGTAAATCGTTCCATTCCATAACTTGGTCTAGTTTTATTCTGATTTCATCAGGATCCAGACCCATTTTCATTAATTCTTCTGTACCTAGTGACTTGAAGAATTCTTCGTAATCACGGTTATTTAAGTCCCTTTTACCTAATTTTTTAAAAAAATCTTTATAAACTTTTTCTCTATCTCGTGTTCTCTTCGCTCTAGCTTTTGCGTTAATAGCTTCTTTTTTAGCTTTCTCTTTTTCCTCGCTAGCGAGCTCAAGGTCGTTCTTTTCTTTTTCTTTTCTTTTAGATTGTCGTTCAACACTTCTACTCCTTAATGAAATATTAGCCGCTATTAATAGTAATACGGCCAATGGGTCAAATACAAATATCAATACAATGATTACCCACCTTACAGCCTTATCAAAATGGTCTTTTGCATTTTCACCATATATTAACTCTGCAATATATTTAATTGGTCCTACTTCGGCTTCAATCTTATCTTGTTCTAATTTTAATACACCTTTTTGGTCTGATAGTTCAGCAATCTTATCACTTGCCTCGTTAATGGCAAGCGTTAAAGCGTCCCTTTCAGGTTTCTGTTTCTCTCTTTCTTTTAGACCTCTTGTAACATACTCCATACCAATATATGTTTCAAGTGTTTTATCTAAAAGAGTTAGAGTTTTATTTGCTCTATCAATTGTTAATTGTTGTTGATTTATTTGTGTATCAATTAGTTCAATTTTAATATTGTTTGAAGATGTTGGTTGTACTTGGTCTAGGTGTGCCTTTGATAAGAAACCAAAGATACCCATAGATGTGATAAAAATTAATACTACAACAGAAAATGTAAGATATAGTTTTATTGTTTTTGGTACAAGTTCGTTTCGCCAGTTGTTATACAACCATGAGGCGGCTACAAGTTTACCGACTTCTAATGCACTACCCATAGCAATGATAGGTATTACTGCACCTGCAAATAGTGTGGCCAGACCCATAATAGAATAACCAGCGGCTATTACAGATATGGATATGGCACTTAAAAATGTAATGATGATTGTTAACATACTACTGGTACTCTGTCTGAATTTTTTTGATTATTCTTTCTACTTTTATAAAATAGTTTTTGTCTGAAGCATAAGCGTCAAGTGTATGTAATAGTTTGATTGCATCCATTTCACCACTATCTCTTAACTCTTGGTATTTACCAAATGCTGTACCATTATTTAGTGTATTAATATAATGCAACACACTGTCACATTCATGTTCGTACACCTTTACACCCCACTTCTTAGGTTTATTAGATGGTAACATATGTGGTTCTCTGAGGTCGTATGTTCTCATACCAAATAAATTCTTACCCTCTAATGCAAATCTACTATTGCCCCAACCACTCTCTAAAGAGGCCTGTGCCTTTAGTAAAACTACATTTACTGGATAAACATCTGTTGTTGTGCTGTAGATATAGTCAACACACGCTTGTACATTGTCTAAGAATTGTTGATTGTTTGTATGTTCAAAGTCTGGTAGTTCATACACAGGCGCCGCCTGAGCAGGATTAGCCTGTGCCTTGTATAGGTAAGTGACACCAACTATGGCGCCAATTACCGTTACAAAAGCTAAGGTGTTTACAACCACCTTGATATCGTGCCAAATTTTACTGCTTTGCATTTCCTGACCTAACAACTAGATAATCATAACTTTCTATGATTTGTTCTGGCTTTTCACCGTATTCTGACCAAGTACCAATCTTTATTGGCTTGTTTCTTTTCTGAAAAAACATAATACGAGGGTCTTTTTGAAGTTTTTGCATCTTCTTAAAGATTTTCTCTGATTGTTTTTCAGTATAGTTATTTAGAATATCGGTTTGCCAACTACCTGTGTAATAGGTCATTTTAGGTTTGCCACTCTCGGCAAACTCCATAATCTTATCAGGAATCCTGTTGATGATTTCTTTTAAGTGGTGGTCTAGTTCTTTACATTGTCCCATAATATACTCTCTCTTTTAGTTGTTTATAAATCTGCAATTTTGAATTTTCTAATAACATTCTTTGTTGGTATAACTGTTGTGTTACCACCATCACCAAGTTCGTTATTATCATCATAATTGTAGTCACTCATCAATACATGCACCTTTTTATCGTTCTTCACCAACCAACCAGTTGATACACAAATAGCAGGTTTCATGTTTTGAATTTCTTTTAGCGTTTTCCAACCAGCATCAGATTGAATATCCTCCCAATATACCAAATAGAAATCGTATGTAAATGGTATTTCTGGTATATCAAACTTAGATTTTTTACTAGTTGGTTTTGCCATATTTTTTTATGAACATTCCTTATCAGCAATTTTCGTATCTTCTAAAAGAGAACACTTGTATTTGCTGTCTGCATTTAGTCTAAGTTGGGCAGCTAAACTTTCTAAAATAACAGGTAAGTTTTTTTCTAAAACATCTGTCATCTCTAAGGCAAACTGATACGCCAACTTTTGCATTTCTGATTCTAGAACGGACATGTCCACACCATTACCTGAAATGTTTTCTTTTATAACATGACCAATGACGGCTGTGTTATAATCATCTGCTTTTGCAATATTTGATAAACCAAACCAAAGCATGGTATTCAAAACAACAATAAACATAAACATTTTTTTCATAATATAACCTTTCTTATTATTTATTGGTATATAATACACTATAATTAAGAGAAAGGCAAGCGATTATTTCATTTATTTGGCGCTTTTTTACTAAAAAAGACTTATTTTAGAGGCTGCGACAGTTTTGTCACTATTCCGGTCGTACAAATTTGTCATTCCAACCAAATGCCTCTTTGACAACTGATTCGGTAAGACCTTTATACATCTTATTCAATGATTTATTCTTCATTCCCATTAAGACTTTAGCTTCTTCATGGTGTAATCCTTCTAACATCTGAATAAACATTTTTTCTTTTTGTAATTTATTGGTAGCATTATCAGCGCCTTTTACAAAATGCCATAGTCTTTTTGCTTCGTTTCTTAATAGACCATGTTCAGTTCCGATTGGAGCTTCGTTTGTCATATATGGTGGTTCACCCTCTGGTAAATCCCATGCAATACTAGGGTCAAATGCTCCCTTTAATACTTGTTTAAGAGGTGCGGATTCGTGTTCTCTCAACACTTGAATTTTTTTAGGTTTGTCTTTTGCGTTATTAACTTTTTTTAGAATTTCAGACATAAGTTCTACTGTCTGTCCCATACCAGATGTGCCTTGATTATTTTTCATAGCAGCTGGGCTCATTACATGTGGGTGTCTTGCTTGTTCGGCCATAATTTTCTCCTTCAATTATATTATGTATTCGTATTATTATTTATCCATCAGAATACCATATAAAAAAGGCAGGCGCCGAAGCGCCTACCCTCAATTTCGATAAGATTATGCTCTTGCGTAACCTTGTGTACCGAATAAAGCAGTTTGACCAGCTGCGATAACAGCTTTTGATGGTGTTCCTACTCTGTAAGATACTCCAGCAGATGTTCTATTTTCATAAATCATCATACCTTCATTTCTCAATTTACCCACCATTTGTGCTGGCGATTTAAGGTCAAATGTGTTTCTTAGTGATTTCCAAGTTACAGTATTGCCTTTTGAAAAAAGGTTTCTTACCTTTTCAGTTTTTGATAGTTTAGCTTTTGCCATTGTGTTTGTCTCCTTCGACTTTTTATTAAAAAAATTAAACATAATTGTTCAACTCTCCTTTCATATTTGAGTTTAATGTACTCCTACAATTGCCAAGCAAAGCGTACTTTAGTAGTTTGATTGGCGAATTCTTATTTGTCATTATCTGGTTCAAAGTCAGGTGTAAAATGTATATCTGCCATATCAGCTAAATCTCTAACTTCGTCCTCTATGTCTTTTGAAAATGGTTTATGTGGTTTATGTTTTACATCTAACACTTTAGAATAATCTAGTCTAGCCGATTTACTTTTACCACTTGTGTTTAATGTAACCAATTTGTCTGTTAATTTCTGTGCTGGATGTGGTTTATTAAAGTCACGGTAAACCAGACCTCTAATTGTGTCTATTACAAGTGCCAAGTCTGCCGTAAATGCCAGTTGATTAGTTTTAATACCCATAGTTACAAACTTATCTAATAATTGATATGCAATATCATCAACATTTCCTTCTACAAATTCTTTAGTCTGTTCTTCGACTAAACGAGCATGTTCTTTTGGGTCAACTGGATGCTTAACTGTTTCTTTATTAGCAATTTTGTCCGTAGGAAATAAAATAACATTATCACTCACTAATGACTTCTCCCTTGAAGTTTACTTTACCTTTATCGGCATAGTATTCAATTAATTGATTATAACCACCAACCAACTCACCATCAATTTTAATCTGAGGCATAGTTCTAACAGGTTTACCAATGTCTTCTAACATTGCTTCTGGCGATTCAAAAGATTCCATTTTCTTTTCTTCGTATTCAAGGCCAAGTGTTTTCAACAAGTGTTTGGCCTTGTTACAAAATGTACAATTGTTTTTACTATAAACTATTATCGACATTTTTAGTTTCTTTCTTTAGATTATCCCATGTTTTCTTACTCTCATCATTTAGATTGTAAGCGTCAACAGCTTGTTCAACGGTGTAGTTATACATCTTGTTAAACTTGCCAAGAGGTAATCTCATACCAATCCATGTTCTATAGTAACCATTTTTTGTCATAGTTACATCTTGAGCAAAGATTTCATAACCTCTCACGGTTGTTTGTGTAATTGTATTCACTATAGCACTTTCGACTTCCGTCACTACAGTTTTAGTTTCTGTTTTACCAAGTTCTTTAATGAATTGTTTTGATTCTTTATTCATTTGACCCTTGATAATGTCTGCCAATTCTGATTTAGCCATCATTTTAGCTTTCTCAATTGACAATTGTAAATCTGGAGAAACAGATGTTGCAACACCATAGATACAAACTTTATCATTATCTTCACTTGTCCACATAGAAGTGTCGCAAGCTTTAGACTCATTAATATTAGCCATGTACCATGAAGGCACTTTGTCAACAGCAGTACCACTCTCAGATTTTATCTTATAGGTACTATTCATACTAGAACAGGCACTAAGACCTACAATAGCTACTAGAGCACCTAACTTCATTATATTATTTTTCATCATAATTTATCACTTTCCCTTACATTATATATTAACTCTTGTAGAAAGTCAAGCGTGGATTGAACATATGTCCAAGCGTCTTCACTAGATACATCATAAAGTATCACCAATACAAGAGCAACAATGATTAAATTTCTAATCATTATTTCACCTCCCATTCACCATTAGTATCCAAACATACTTTTCCTGGTGTTTTAAAAGCATGTCCTGACCGACTATAATGTCGGCAGTATTCTGGCGTGTTCACATCAACATAATAAAATTGAGAAAATAATTCCCAATAACTAGGACCGTCATAAGCTTTACGACCATCACTACACTCCAAAATTTCTTCTTTGGTGATAACATCACCAACTTGTTTAATTTCAACCTTAACAAAACAATACTGTCCATCTACTTTGTCAGGTTTAATTGATATAATCTCTGACCTTAAAATCTTTTCACCGCCAACTGCAATACCTGATAATAATAAAAACAGTATCAGTACAAATGACCATGTCATATATCTTCTAAATCTTAGTCTAGGATCCATCATATTTTTTTAACTCTTCTATACTTTGTCTTGTATTATACATGTCTTCTTCTAATTTGGCAATGGTGGATTGATTACTAGTAATTTCAAGTTCCTCTTGACTTTCTTTAAGTTCGTTCTCTAATTGTTCTATTCTTTCTTTATATCTATCTGACATGTGGCTTCTCAATCCATTGACCGTCTGGTAGTTGACAAGCAGTACCAAATACTACCTCTCTTTTAACGCCTCCGATACCAACCAATGGCCAACTACTT